GTAGAGATATAATCATTACTTGCATAACATTCTCCAGACTTCTGTTGGAAGTTCCATACAAAATTTAGTATGAGTTTTTCCTCGACTGTGAATCCTTTATGACTCCAGATAGGTTTACAAAATATTAGGTAAAGGTTATCCATAGTGTTTATTTTACGTGTTTCCAAGTTTTATAATTACAAACAGACCAAATCGTCCAAGGGTGTACATTAAAGTGTTTACTCATTTTAGCCTGACTCATAGCACCTGGTTGGTTTCTGTTATTCCAGATCTCGCGGATTTCTATTACATCTTCTTCGGTGAGCTTACGATTAGTCTCACCGATGTAACGTCCTTCATCTAGTCTGCGTTTCATTCGCTGGGTTTGGTTACTCCAGTAAAGATTCTGGATGCTAACATTATATTTGTCCCCGTCACGAAAACAAACTGCATTAAATTCTTTTGGATTTGGATTAGGTACCCAAACCTGGGCAACACAACGATGGAGATATAATTTACTCATTATTCCTCCGGAGCACACACTAAACATTAAATAAGGTGCGTTCTGCCAATAACCTGGAGTAACGATTTTATATCCTCCGTTTCGGTTTAATCTTCTAACCCTGCTTTTATTAGATACCTCGTACATTTCGTAATCAGGTATCGGCTTCCATTCTTCTTTCATATTATTTAGTGTGTTTTTTTATAACAGTGAATTTCCAACCTCTACAACTTTTACCTGAATCGTATAATATTTTAATCCAACTCCGAGAGATACCTGTTAGTTGTTCTAAGCTGCGACCACCCCATCCTTCATAGACTTGTCCTGAAGTGTGCTCTGCTCTAATTAAATCTGTTTGCTCTTTGTGAACTTGTTCAGCGTGGGTTAAGAGTTGGAGATTCTCGATGAAATTGCATTCACGTTTAGAATTACAATGGTCGACTGAATAGCCTGCTGGTATTTCTCCTACAAATGTTTCCCACATTAGTTTATGGGCTAACATCGATTTCATAAATTTGTCTTTAGAAAGAGCGTAACTCCAATAACCATTTTTGTTTAATTTGTATTTCAACAGACGTCCTTCTGGATTCCAATGAAATGATTTTAGTCTACCATGGGTCGACATGACATAGAGACCCTCGTAATTTTTAACGTCTTTCCAGACTTCTTTGTTTGCTTCCATATAGATTGTTTTATAGGTGTATATATCTATAGACAATATTATATCCTAAATTTGTCTATAGTTTCACGCAACAAAAAACCCCTGGCAAAATCGCCAAGGGCTTTACAAATAAAATATAAATATATGGAAGTATACTTTATATGAACCAAGTATACATAGGTTTCAAAGGTTAAGGAGTTTTATCCTTTTCCTTCTTCTTTATATATTCTTGAAGCTTTTTAAAATTATCTTCTGTTTGCACACTGCCTCTACTTAGCTTCACAGCTTTGCTTTTCTTAGGTTTCCTCATACTTATGAATTATTAAACAGCCAAAACGGAAAATCTGAAGGACAGTTTAGTCCAGCACCAGCTCCACCGTTATAGGTGCTAAAGATGTTGTTGTATCCGTAAGATCCATTGCTTAAAGAACTTTCCCATATTCTCTTTTGGAATGCATATGGCCTGTCCGGGGTTAGAATATTAGATTGGAATGGAGTACCGAAAGAAGCAACCACCTCTTGTTTGGCAAAACTCTGGGACCAAAGGGGGTAGTCGGAATTATAGTTCCAGAGGTAGCGTTGCATTAACCAAGAGTACTGCTGAGCCATTTGCTTTACTTGTGACTGTAAGAAACGAATCTCGTCTAGATCTACCTTCTCACTTTCAGTTCCTTTAGGAACCATAATTGATTTGTTGTAAATTTTATAGTTTAAGAAAGGAATTGCAAGGTAGGTAGCCCACTGCAAAATCATATTGCAAAGGAATTCGTCTAAGAGGAATGCATTTTTTACCGACACAGTGTTTGTTCTAACCTGTAGTTTAATTTCGTTTAGTAATGCTGACCCCAGGTACTCCACCGCGTATGTGTTTTGCGCGTTAAAAACGTGAGGAATTAGTAAATCTGGGCTTACATTAAAAGATATGTTAGAGTAGTTTTTTAAACGCTCTTCCGAAACCAATAAAATTTCATTCTGTGGCATGATGTTTAGTTATAATATGTTAAGCCATTTCTTCGACTATCTGTACGTCTTTACCACCTTCTTTAACTTCTCCGCCAACAACTTCTGGGAATAGTTTAAGAGGTTCAACGAACAATTTACCAACGCCTCCAAACAATTCAAATAGTCTGTTAAAAGGCTTAAGTAAAGATTTTGTATCTGGGATCACTACCATCTGGGTAAATAATTGGTACGAATCTAATATCTGGTCCTTCCCACCAACTTGTACACCTGATGAACTTTCATAAACTCCTAACATTTTAGGATTAGTTATACGATGACCTGACATTATAGTTGTGATTAGTCTTTCTTGTAATGCTAAGTAGTAATCATCGTTAGCACCTTCGATCGGTGTAACTGTAGTCTCTTGATCTTTACCACTCGAGAAGCTAAGGAGGAACTTACCAGAATTTTGGGTACCGCTGAATGAGGAGGCTATTTCTGAATATATTTGTTGACGAGCTTCTGGACCAGGATCTCCACCGTTCATGTTTATCCAAAGAGATGGAGTCAGACCATTTTTAAGATTACTTAGATGGAAAGAATCGACTTCACAGTCGCTAGAAATCGCCGTAAGTGCGCCCGAATATGAAGGAGCACCATAATATTGAGCACCAGGATAATAATCCCAATAGTAAAGTATTTGTGTTGGATATTCTTTAGCATGTTCAGGACTAAAAGCTTTAAATGCACGTGGCTTAAATTCTGCTTTCTTATACTTAGCCCAGTCATAACTTAAATAATACCATTCAACTCTATCTGTTGCAGGATCTATAAATCCAGAACGTATTTTAGTTACATCAATATGATAAATGGCTGCAATATTTTCACCTAGTCGATCCCAAACTACTTGTACACAAAAAGAGCCCTGTACTTCATAATCTAAAACACAGCGTTCAAACACGTCGTTCCAGCTCTGTTCGGGGTTAATATTTTCTAATCTATATTCTTCATTAGGATCTTCAGTTTTTAAACCGTTACCCATTACTGCATTTGCTTTACTAATTAAGCAAGTACGATTAAATGCTGACTTATTAAAAAGCTCTGTAATGAAGTCGGGATAGATGTTATCATACCCGGCCCAAACCCAAGGACAATTATTATTTCTCAGTTCTTGACGGGTAGGAACCGACGGGTCAAACACCTTGTCCCCTTTAATATTATAAACCTTTTTATCTTCTGCCATGTTATTGTTTTATACTGTATGTATTATAGTTACGCAAGTTGGGTTATTACTACTCTAGTGATGTAACCTCCTGGGTTACCACTTCTGTTTGTTGAAGGACCAGAAAACGTACCTGTTTGACCTGCTATTATTACTTCAACATAATCAGAAGCACTAAAGGCAGCAACGTAATCCCAAGATGCTTGTTGATAATCTTGTGCATTTCCAGCATCTAATTGGGTAGAGGTACCTGTAATATTTGTAGAACCATTTTTCTTTAACCAAAGTTCTTGAGAATAATCTGGTCCTGGAAAATGATTAGTAGTAATTCTATAAGTACCTGCTTTACTAAATGTTAGTCGAGTGTTAGAATCTACTGTGATACCATTTGCTGATTGCGAAGCCATTGTAATACCTTTTGGAGTAAAGTTAATATCCATGGTTGATGAAGTATAAGCAAAATAACCATAATCAGTTAAAGCTGCTGCGGTTGATACTGCCTGCCAAGAGGTTCCGTTATAAAGATCCAACGTGTTATTAGTTGTATCGTACATAACCATACCTGATACTGGAGATACAATTGCTTCAATGTTTGCTGCTGAGTCTTTCTTAGGAACTAACGGCGTGTTAACATATGCTGCAGTTGCACCATCTACTTGTATTCTCACGTTACCGTCACCGTCTGCAAGTAAAATATTATTACTTAACGTTCCGGTTAATCCAGTAATGTTAGCTCCAAGGATGGTATTAGCTGTCCCTCCCGTTAATCCAGCAGCAGTGTTAACTCCAATAATAGTGTGCTTACCGTTACCTCCGGTTAAGTTTTGAGCTACATTTGGTCCAATGAAAATATTATTAGAAGAATTATTTATTGTAGCGGAAGATTGACCCATTACAATATTGCTTTGTAATTGCGAACCTGTAACACCTTGGTGTGCATAAGAACCAATAATAATCGAATCACTCTGTCCTCCGAATTTAGCGGATTGTGTACCAAATACAAGTGAGTTTGAATTATTTCCTGTAGCATTAGTTGCTATGCTTGCTCCTACGTAAATACTTCCAAATAAATTAGCACTTACTGCCTGCGTTGCAATATTACCTCCTACCATTATTGCATCGTTTAAAGTAGCACCCGAAGCATTAAATGCTATATTAGAACCGAGTAAAGTGGCGTTATTAAATGATGCACCACTAGCGTTAGCTCCTATACTACCTCCAACTAAAGTGGCATTACTGAATGTAGCACCTGTTGCTGCAGAAGCTATTGATGATCCAACTAATATAGCATTAGTAAAAGAACATCCAGTAGCTTGATTAGCAGATCCTGCACCTATAAGAATAGCAGAAGAAAAATTAGCACCCGAACTATTGGTTGCTGTTTGAGCTCCTATTATTGTTGCATTACTAAAGTTAGCACCAGTTCCGTTATTACCTACGTTGGTACCAATTAAAATAGCAGAACTAAATGTTGCTCCGGTAGCATTTTGTGCTACACTATTTCCTATTAATGTTGCAGAACTGAAGTTAGCACCAGAAGCATTTTTCGCCACGTTAGAACCAATTAAGTTAGCATTACTAAGATTAGCATTTACTGCGTTTTGTGCTGCTGTATCTCCAATTATGTTAACAGAAGTATAATTACCGCCTGAAGCATTTTGTGCTACGTTATTTCCTATTAAGTTAGAATTACTAAAATTAGCTCCTGAACTATTTTGTGCTACGTTAATACCCATTAAGTTAGCACTACTAAAGTTTGCTCCGGTAGCATCCAATCCTACACTAACTCCTATTAAGTTAGCATTTTGGAAGTTAGCACCTGAAGCATTTTGTGCTATAGCATTTCCTATTAAGTTAGCAGAACTAAAAGTAGCATTGACTGCATTCAGTGCAACCTGATTTCCTATTAGGTTAGCAGAAGTAAAATTAGCGCCTGAGGCATTACTTCCTATAGTACTTCCTATTAAGTTAGTATTATTAAAAGTAGCATTTACCGCGGTTTGTGCAACCTGATGTCCAATAATGTTTGAAGTGGTAACAGTAGTACCTGTAATGTTACGGACTGCGTTAGATCCAATTACCACTGAGTTAGTAAAGGTAGCACCTGAAGCTGCGTTGGCTGCTGATGCACCAGCCATAAATGAGTTACTAAAACGGACGTTTGCTGCATTCTGTGCTGCATTAAATCCTAGTATAGTTGAACCTGTTGCATGTGCGCTACTTGCAACAGCCATTGCAGCATGTCCAATTACTGTTGTACCAGAAAAAGTTGCTCCTGTGCCAGAGAAATTTTCTGCTACCCCTGCACCAATTAAGATAGAAGCAGCTGAGTTACTTCCAGTTGCAGCCCCTATAGCAGCACCAATCATTATAGTATTAGATGCAGTAGCACCTCTATTCCAAGAACCATTTCCTAGTATAATATTGGTATTGACGTTACCTGCAGTAGCATTTACCCCAATACTGTTTCCGTTAATTATATTACTACTAATAGCTTTGGTAGAAACCGGGAAAATATTATTTCCCTGTATATTATTACCATTGGGAGCGGTAGCAAGAGATAAAGCACCAGTAGGTCCTGCACTGATAATAATATTGTTTATTCCTGAAGTATTCGCTGGAAGGCTTGCTTGAGTAGATATGACTAAGTTATTTGTTCCTGTTGTAATTCCTGCTAAACTTCCGTCAGCACCTATTTTAATATTAGAAGCAACAGAACTTGCACCTAAGCCAATTCTAATACCGTTAACACTTAGTTGTGAACCGTCAAAAGTTAAATTGGTTTCACCATTAAGTTCTCCTGGGGTATCTGAACCAGTTATTACACGATTATCTGCGTTGTTGTTAATTGTTGCACCACTGCCTGTCGCGCCAGTCGCACCGTTAGCACCGCTGGTTCCCGATGAACCATCTACACCAGAACTACCAGAGCTACCTGATGTTCCAGACTCTCCGGAGGTTCCTGAGCTACCAGAAACTCCTGAGCTACCGCTGGTTCCTGATTCTCCTGAACTACCTGAAGTTCCTGATTCTCCTGAACTACCAGAAGAACCATTTTGCCCGCTGGTGCCCGATGTACCAGAGGGTAGAGTTGTAATTATAAATAAAACTTGTTCGTTGTTACCAAATGAATAAGTAGAAGTACCTAGAGTTACACCAAAAGTCCAATAAGTAAGATTATCTGTTTTAGTGTTTATTGTCCATGTTTGGTAAAGTGTATGATCAGATTGTGATTGTATAGTAAAGACTGTACCTACTGGAATGTTACCAATGAAAATATCTATATTATCATTTAAAGCATCGGTATCCGAAACGCTAATAGATGTAGCACTTGCTTGTGTAGCATTATCCCAAATAAGATGAGTGGCACCAGGATCTCCTGTAGTAATATTTGTTTTAGCAACATAATTAAAAAGTGAGTTAGAAAGACCGTTTACCCCGCTGGTTCCTGAGGTACCCGAGCTGCCTGATGTCCCAGACTCTCCGCTGGTTCCTGAGCTTCCTGATGTCCCAGACTCGCCTGATGTTCCGCTTGTTCCATTCTCGCCAGACGTACCACTTGTTCCGCTTTCGCCACTGGTTCCTGAAGATCCATCAGTTCCGCTCGTCCCAGACTCGCCGGATGTTCCGGAGCTTCCTGATGTTCCAGACTCGCCGGATGTTCCAGACTCGCCGGAGGTACCTGAGCTACCAGAAGATCCAGACTCACCGGAGCTTCCTGATGTTCCATCACTTCCGCTTGTTCCGTTAGATCCGTTAACGCCACTGGTTCCTGAAGTACCTGGGGAACCTGTACCTGAAGTACCGCTAGATCCAGAGCTACCAGAAGATCCTGATAAGCCTGAGCTACCAGAAGATCCGTTTGATCCTGATGTTCCACTATTACCACTTGTGCCACTGCTACCAAACACACTAATCACTCCACTTGAAGTTTTAGCCTTTAGTGCGTTTCCTTGTGAATATAGTGTAACGTAACCTGCTTCTGGATTCGCTGGACCTGTTCCTGAGGTACCCCATTGTCCAAATTGGATTTCTCCTTCGTTCTGTATGCGTAATTTACCGCTCATAGTAATTTATTAATTTAGTGACCATGTATTACCATCTTCGATAATTGCGTATCCGCCGTTATCCGATATAATTAATGGTTGGCAAAGACTTATTAGATCTTCGTTGACGTAGTAAATGGAATTATTTGTATCTATTATACAGTCGTTAAGAACTCCTGAATAATAAATTATATTTCTAAAAGCATCATTATCTGAAATGTAAGTATACTGTACTATCTCGGGGGGGCTAAAAGGCGCCATAATCATTTGCCCAGAATCCAGAAGTATACCATTGCTTGGATCTAGAGTTGGAAAGTCTATATTATAACACTTATAACTCCAGTTGCCCGGAGGAAAAACCTCTAAGATTCCGTTTAGTGGATCGTCAGGTGAATCTGGTTCTACTACTTGAATATTAAACTGAATAAATCTAGAATTACGCTTTATAACTTCTGGTACAACCCAGATAATATGCCTAGTGTAAGTACTCTGAAATCCTAGTAAAAAATAGTCCCCAAATTCTTGAATTGAATTATCAAGACTATCAGCATATATTGCAAATTGATTGTTGGCTCCTACGCTTAAGTTTATCATAGTTTAACAATAATTAGGTATTACTACTGGAATGTAATATGTTGTTCCAGCAATTTCCACTTCTATTACCTGGTCATTAAATGCTCCAACATTAAATATTGAACATCCTGCTGTAGAGACTGAACCTAACTTCCAATTAGCTGCTGTTCCTCCAGTTGGGTTCGGTGTCTTAATAGAGGTTGCAAATTCAGCAGTTCCTGTTGATCCTGGGGTAATTCTTAATCTAATATTACCGTCTCCATCACCTAAGATAACTTGATTAGAAATTGCTGTGCCTCCAGTATTAATTTGTGCCCCAATAATAGTATTTGAATTAGAAGCTCCAGTTAAATTATTTGCGGTGTCTGCCCCACAGACAGTATTATTACTACCGTTTGGTAGATTATAAAGTGAAGATACCCCCACCACAGTATTTTTATTTATGTTAGTTCCTGTAGCTGCACTTAAAATTCCATATCCAACCAGTGCATTAGAATCTGCACCTGTCGCAGAATAGAGAGTATAATTTCCAACGCAGGTATTCGTACTTCCAGAGGTAATTAGAGGGCCTGCTGCATAACCAATAAAGGTGTTATCGTCCGCAGTTGTAATTGCATTTAATGAACCATTATGAATTCCTAAATTTCTAAGTCCAGTTGTTATGCTATCACAAGGATATGAATAACCAATTCCTAAATTACTTTGATCTCCGCTACCACCTCTTCCAATAAAAATAGAATCAATAACTAATGCCGAACCACCAAACTGTAATTTAGATTCACCATTAATAGTATTAGAAGTTCCTGATGCTGTTAAAACATAATTGTCTGTATTATTGTTTATAATAATACTTTCTCCGGAACTACCTGAAGATCCTGATTGACCAGATGAACCCGAGCTACCATTAGCACCACTAGTTCCTGAACTTCCTGACGTTCCTGAGCTACCAGACGTTCCTGAACTACCCGAACTACCAGAACTTCCTGAGCTACCAGACGTTCCTGAACTACCATTAGCACCACTAGTTCCTGAGCTACCATTAGCACCACTAGTTCCTGAACTACCAGATTGTCCGCTAGTTCCTGAGCTTCCTGAGCTACCAGACGTTCCTGAACTACCAGATTGTCCGCTAGTTCCTGAGCTTCCAGATTCACCCGATGTTCCTGAGCTACCTGATTCGCCACTAGTTCCTGATGAACCAGATTGTCCGCTAGTTCCTGAGCTACCTGAGGTACCGTTAGTTCCTGCTTGAGCTAATAAACTCCAATTAAAAAGATTACTTGGTGGAGGAAATGGAGTTTGCGGATGTGATAGTATACAAATCCATGAACTACCACCATATTCAACTACATCATTTACATTATATGGTAAGTTTTGATCCCAAGCACCTTCCCAAATAAAAGAACTACCTGAGGTTCCTGAGCTTCCAGATTGTCCGCTAGTTCCTGAGCTTCCTGAGGTACCGTTAGTTCCTGCTTGAGCTAATAAACTCCAATTAATTGGTAATGTTGGAGGAGTTCCTGAACCAAATGGAACTGGAAAAATACAAATCCATGAACTACCACCATATTCTACAACTTCATTTGGATAATAAGCAATATTTGTATCCCAAGCACCTTTCCAAATAAAAGAACTACCTGAGGTACCTGAGCTACCAGATTGTCCGCTAGTTCCTGAGCTACCAGATTCACCAGATGTTCCTGAGCTACCAGATTGACCGCTAGTTCCTGAGCTACCAGACGTTCCTGAGCTACCAGATTCACCAGACGTTCCTGAGCTACCAGATTCACCAGACGTTCCTGAGCTACCAGATTGTCCGCTAGTTCCTGAGCTACCAGACGTTCCTGAGCTACCAGATTCACCAGACGTTCCTGAGCTACCAGATTGTCCGCTAGTTCCTGAGCTACCAGACGTTCCTGAGCTACCAGATTCACCAGACGTTCCTGAGCTACCAGATTCACCAGACGTTCCTGAGCTACCAGATTGTCCGCTAGTTCCTGAACTTCCAGATTCACCAGACGTTCCTGAGCTACCAGATTGACCAGACGTTCCTGAGCTTCCACTAGTTCCAGGTACTGCAGTTTCTCCTAAAGCAATACAGGTAACATAAGCAACATAACCCGGTATAACACCAGGAACGTTAAATCCAGAATAAACAATATCAAATCCAGCAGCAGTTTTATTATTAATTTTTACTGCTATACCTGCTCCTGCGCTTAAAGAAAACCAGTTACCTGAGTTAGTATTTTTCCAGGTAAGCTCTATTGAATAATTAGTTGATCCAAAAGGCTGGGCAAATGTTACAGTAGCAGTAGAGTCTGGAGCAGAATAAGTAAAATCTCCTGCAGATATTTCTATATTTTTAGTAGAAAGACCAGATCCATTAGCTCCATTAACCCCGCTAGTCCCTGAAGAACCAGAGTTACCTGATGTACCACTAGTTCCGCTACCTGTTCCGCCGCCTGCGCCAAAAGTTGTGATCACTCCCTGGTCATCTTGGAGTCTTAATTTTCTATCACTTCCGTAATATAAAGATCCATATCCAGTAGCTGGGATCCCAACCCCTGAGGTTCCGGACGTAGCAAATAAAACCTGGCCACCTGTACTGCCGGTTGCACCACCTAATTTAATCGTTCCACTCATAGTGTATTTAGTGTTGTTATAGATGAATATGTATTCTTCCCAAATTGCCATAAAAAAAGACCAGATTCCTGGTCTTTTTTCAAATTATTCTACTAAATAAGAAATTAAGTAGCTGCGGTAAAGTCGATACCAGTAAATACTGCATCAAAAGCTCCACCAATAGAAAGTGCTGGAGTTGTTTCCTGAGCGGTTAAAGTAAGCGTATAGCCATTTAAGTCGGCCATAGCTACTCCTGAAGTAGCAGCGTTACTTGTAACTACTGCGCCACGGTAAGCTCCCATCAACCAGTTGTTACCCTGCAAGTCAGTAAAGCCTGCAGTGATTTTTCTGTTCTGTGCTAGAAGGAATAATTCGTAACGCTTTTGTGCGTCTAAACCTGCTAGGTTAAAGGTTAGGATTTGCTCGAAATATAAAGTAGAGTTCTCTTGGCTGACAACCGCATTCTCCGTAAAGGAGGCTACGTTTTTAGCTACGGCAAATTCGTAAAAATCGCCAGTGTCGCCGGTTGCTGCTGTTACTTGTCCTGGATTAGGACCAGTAGAACTTGCAAGAGTTAATGTACCTACTTCAATGTCAGTTCCTACCCAAATTGTGCCCTGTAAACCACCTGCTTGCGAAATGCAATTTAGTGGAATAGCTTGGGTGATATTACAAAGTGCCATTGTTTTAGTTTTATATTTTTTAATAAGAGCCTGACTATTAAATCAGGCTCTTTTGTTGTGTATAATAGATTGGTTACTAATTACTTAGTTACTACAAACTGATCAGATAGGGCTTGAACACCGAATCTATACGCAGCTAATAGGTTTACATAATCTTCAGCTTCGTTATAGTAGATTCTTAAGCGGTCAGCGTCATCTTGAAGACCAACACCTAGGAATACCATTGACTTTGGTCCGATAGCTACGTAAGGGATAGAAGGAGAACCTGTATCGGAAATACCGCCAAGACCAACACAGCGGATGGTAGTTCCTGGAAATATGAATTCGTTCTGAGGCATACCAGAAACGTTAGAAACGTTAGGGTATTGGCTGATGATAGCATTACCTTTTAATTGAAGTGATTGTACTAATCTAGAATAAGTAGGCATTGACATATAAGCTGTCAAATCCTCTTGTTGAAGTACTGCTGGGTTTTGAGCAGCTAGAGTATCAACTAAGCCCCAGAAACCATCAAATGCTGTAGAAGCAGAAGATAGGTCAGAAGCATAAGCTGAACCATCGATTGCACCATTAGCAATTGAAATTTCGTCTTGTAAGCCTGCTACGGAAGAACCGTCACCTTGCCAGTAGTAAATTTCGTTTTGTGCTGCGATTCTTTTTACCATGTAATCCGAAATAGCCTGCTCAAACGGAATAGTCTCTTGATATCCTGAAGCAGACATTTGAGAAGACAACCAGTAATCTCTAAGGTCGTTAGGGCAGAACTGATTTTTTACCATCTTAGTTGCGATAGTAATGTTCTTTTGTGTGTAGATAATTTGGTTGTTACCTACTTGACCAGCTCCGAATCCGCAAGCGTAGTCTTTAATATCTAAGTTTGCACCTAGTATATTCAATGCTACGGTTCCAGCTTGGAGTCCGGGCTTAATTGTTACGTTTTGTGCTGTTGCTGGTGATAACACCGCTCTTGAAATTAGCGCTTGTGATGTTTCATCTGTCCAAGGTGCTAATCCAGCTAAGTTAAATCCTGATGGCATAATATTAGTTTTTTATTTTTTTAGCGAATTGTTTAATTCTTGTAAACGAGCGATTCTTGCTTCTACTTCATTTACATATGTTTTTGGTTCTTCTGAGAACGTAGAGATTTTACCTGCTGCAGGTGCTTTGGAGAATTTAGCATATTGCTCTTCCATCTTAGCTACTTTAGCTTTAATTTCTGCGATGTC